ACGCCCACGCCTACGCCAACGCCAACGCCAACGCCAGAACCTACTCCCGTTGATTTGTCAGGTTTGGCGACTGAATCGACACAACAAAAAATATTGACTGATGTTAAAAAATTAGATGAATCGATTAATAAATTAAAAGATTCGACGGGTTTAAAACCATCAGAATTAACTCAGCGGGGTCATTTTGATTTTGCTCCGATTTATGAGCAACGTAATGCTGTGTTAGATGAATATACCGATCAGATTGATAATATAGAGCATTCTATTAACGAGCGTTTTAAATTAAATTCAAATTCTCATGGTTCTTTGCCTGTTTTTAATTTCGGCGTTATTAAGGGAATGCCTGTTATAGTCGATTTAAATAAATGGGCGGTTCAATTGTCGTATATGTCTAATTTGATTATATTTGCCGCCTTTTTCTTTGCTATTACTATTATTTTGTTTTAATTATGAGTATTTTTGTTGATATTGCTAATTTAATAACTGATTTAACGCAAAGTATCAAAGATTTTTTTTATACTGATATTTATAGTTTTTTTACTGAGTTTATTTCTTATTTTTTTGAATGGGCAATAGTCAATTATTTTAAATTTAAATTGTTCATGTTGGTTTTTTTGTGGGACATAGCAGATAATATTTTATTGCATATTCAATTGGGCGCTTATTTGAATAATGTTTGGTATTCTTTAGAATCTCGTACTCTTTCGTTACTAACATTTATGCGTATTCCCGAAGCAATTAATATTATTATCTCAGCCGCCGCTACTAAATTTTTAATGAGATTTATAGGTTTTTAAATGTCTACTGCTATTCATCACGGTGCGCCTGGTTCGTTTAAATCATTTACTCTCGTACAAAATTTTGCAATTGAGGCTTTAAAACAGGGTCGTTTAGTTGTCACGAATATTCGCGGGTTTACGTCGATTGATCGAGTAGAAGAGCAATTCCCAGATTATAAAATTCCGGCATCGGCTGACATTATTTATATTGATACTGAGATAGAGTATCAACGTTTATTATTGGCGTGTTGGTTTCATTGGGTGCCAATTGGTTGTTTGATATTAATTGATGAAGCTCAGCGTATTTATCCTAAGCGCCGCGATTTTAGATTACAGGATTTAGATAATAAATTATCGAATGCCGCGCGGCCTAGTTTAAACGGAATTAATGTTACTGATATTTCAATAGAAACTATTGATTCATTTACCGGCATTAAAACTATTACTGGTCGTCCCGAAACCGTACATACTGCGTTTGATATGCAGCGTCATTTTCAATGGGACATACATTTATCAACGCCTAATATTGAGAAAATACAGCCGTTTATTCGTCAAGTTGCTGAATCTGCTTATAGGCATAAATCGTTGGGCGGTAAATTACCGTTATTTTATAAAAATACATGGTACGAATTCCAACATGATGCGGAAAATAACGGAAAATTAGCGTCTCATATATCGGGAAAACCGAGGAAATATAAAGCTGATGAAAGAGTTTTTAAATGTTACCAATCGACTGCCACGGGTGAACATACGGCATCTAATGCCGACCAGAGCGTCTTGGGTGATCCAAAAATTAAATTGCTTTTATTGGTTATTATTTTATGTTTCGGAACTTTTATATATTTGTTTGCAACTCATAAAACTATCGATAAAACCGTTAAAACTGTTCAGCCTGTATCTATTCCGCAAATTACAAATGATAGTATTGTATATCCTGCAAAAAATAATACTCCGGTTAATAATAATGGTTTTGATAATGTTTCTAATATCAAAAATAATTATATTGTTAATAAATTAGGATTCGATGTTTTGTCCATTAGTTATCAGGATTTTGCAGATAAAACAAATAAACGTATGCGATTTTTTCGTGATTCGGCGGCTGGTTTAAAATTTGTTGATGTTATTGATTTATTAAGTGTGGGTATTAAAGTTTCTGCAATTCAACTTTGCCGCGTTCGTTTGATTTTTCCAGATAAAACAATGCGGGATGTTTTATGCAATTCTCCTGCGATTGATAAATGTGCTGTTGTTGTTAAAACACATCGTTTATATACAGCTCGTGATTGTCATAAATACGTTGCTCCTGTTTCAGTTGATTCTCAAATCGCAAAAATTGATTAATTGTGAAATTATTTTCACAGTCACNTTGTGAAATTATTTTCACAGTCACATTGTGAAATTATTTTCACAGTCACATTGTGAAATTATTTTCACAGTCATATTGTGAAATTATTTTCACAGTCGATTAAAGCGCAGGCGCGAGCGAAGAATGAGCCGCGCCAAGCTTTAAATCGATGTGATTTTATTAATAATTTATTCAGTTTATTTATAAATAATTCATAGTAAAACAATGTTCCACGTGAAACAAAAGTTAAAACTAATGTAAAAAAAGTTGAAACTTTTGTTTGCAATTGTTAAAAGTATTGTTTATAATATCTCATCGTTTCAGGAATGGCCTGATTCTAAATTGGAGAAATTTATGAGAAATTATGATTATATTACAAATGTTGTGGCTGGTGCTGTTTCGGTTGATCAACAAAATAACGAAGTTCGTCGTGGGAATCTTTTTTCAAAATATAGTGGTGGTGATACTACGTCTTTATTGAAATCATTACGGTATGTTTGTGCAACGAAAAAAGAAATATTTGAAATTGATGAAAAATTAGATTGGTCATCATTAGAAATTGAAATTATTCAAGAAAATATTTAAGGTTTGTATAATGAATATTTATTTTTTGTTGTTACAAGGTGGTCAAACGTCATTAACTATTGAAGCCTGGGATATGGGCGAAGCTCGTAGAATTGCTTATAAAAAAATTCTCGACGGTTGGGATATATATGCTGTTCGTGGTGCTTATTCGGATTATGAATCTAGGTTGATTTAAATATTGTAAATAATGGGCAGGGAAGCCCAAACAAACAAACTAAATAAATTGATTGATTGATTGGAGTTAAAATAATGAAAACATTAGTATTGAATGTATTAAAAAATAAAGTTGGTAAGGAAAATGTTAGAGTTGAATTATCAAAAGTTTATATATTTTTACCAGAGCAAAATGCGTTTGTTTTTTTTGCTACTAGAATGGCTTTAGAGTCTTATCAATATGATAATGAATCAGGTTGGCATGATCTTGACGAGGCGTTATTAGAATTTGGTTTATAACAGTTTTTTTAATGGGCAAGGAAGCCTAAACCAAACACAAATTAAATTTATTGATTGATTGGAGTTAAAAAATGAATATCGCAGAATTTAAAAAATTTGTTGAATCTGGTGAAGTTGATCGTGTCGTTCTTTATGTTCCGTTTGGTTCCGTTTCTTATGAGGTTTTTGCGTATGGTTCTGATGTTTTGTGTGGTTTTGGAAATGCCTTGCTTGGCCGAGCTGGTCAAGTGCGCACGTATACCAGCCTTGATAGAGCAAGGGCGTTTATTCGTGATTCCGGTTATACCGGCGTTATTGAGATTGATGGTTAATATTATGAATATTCAACCCGATAAAAATTGTAATGTTTGTTATGGTTACGGCTCTTATTCTGTCCCTACTCGTGTTTATAATGATTGTTATTCGTGCATTGAAGATATTGAATATCAATGTCCGTGTGTTGATTTTGCATTAAAACAATTATTAATTAAAGAATCGGATAATTTATGGCGGCGTTTGCAAGGTGTTTATGGTGATACATATTATTTTATGTCTATTACAAGGCGCGCGCGTTTTAAACACGTTTGTGATCGTGCTTTTAAACGCTATCAGCGCAGAAAAGGTATATTGTGAATATAATTTCACACGCGCGGCGGGCGCGTCTTTATGTGCTCGTGAGCTGTACAATATAACTCGATATGTAGTGCGCTGGCCGCAGGTCATTAAACTATAAAATAACCCGCCCTTGGGCGGATACTGCGCGTGTTTGAATGGCTGATAATGTGATGATCACAATATAACGCAATTATCAAACCCGGCTTTGCCATTCAATCACCTAATTAATCGCGTTAAATATAACTAAAGATAGTCGCCAGCGAAGCAGGCAGTGATTTTTTAGGTTTAGCGCAATTATCGTAACGCATAACGAAAAAAAATTATGAAATATTTATGTGATTATTGCCGTAAGTTTTTTTATCCGTATAACTATAATCCTGACGGCGCGGCTTATCGTCGTCATCGTTATTGCAGTCGTGCCTGCAAGCAAGCGGCGTATCGTTTGCGAAAAAAACAGTTGTCGGCGATCCGTAACGCATAACAAAAAAAGAGGTTGAAAATGGAACATCTTTATAAAAATGAACACACGGGAAAATTGGTGCTTTCAGATCGTCCCGGTTTTAAACCTGAACCGCGTTTTCCGGTTGATGAAGAAATCTTGATTTGTCCGAATTGTCAAACCAAGCTCATTTTTCAATGTTGGGACACGCCACGCGATTTGACCGTAAAACGCAAAATTTGTAACTGCGGTTGTTTTGTTTCCGTTTTTTTTACAAATTTTAGTGACTAAAAAAGTAGCTGAGTTGTCTAAAAATTCGTTAGGAATCGTCTGTAACCCGCAAAGGACAGTAGTTACACTGTCCTTTTTTATCACGGTGATAAAAACAGCAAGGAAAAAGTAATATGATTTTTGTTGATTGGTTGTCTGTTTATCAGGATTTTCCTGATTCCCATTTGCCGCGGTTGGCTTCTGAAATCAGAACCTATACATGTGCGATAACCGGCGAGTTATTGAAGGAAACCACTGTTGGTTATGTTCATGAAGGATCTTTTGACACTTCAATTTTGATTAAATTTGACGGTTTGCGCTTATATATGAGTGGTAACCCAAGCGCGTTTCAACGTCTTGATAATCTTTTTGGTTGTCGGTCTGTCGTTGACGCCTTGGCGGTTTTTAATAACATATTGAATAAATTAGGGTATCCGTCTTTTTTTGATGTCTTGCATGTTAAACATGAAGATTTGACCGATTTAATTAATGTTGACCGTTTGGCTAATCCATGTCGAAAATCTAAAAAAGTTTTGTCCGGTGCGGCCGGTTTGACCTTTACCCGTATTGATTTGACTAAGAATTTTTGCTCTGATATAGACCCGCTGTCGATGTTGCGTTATTTGTCGTCATTTACTTACCGCAGTACGCCTGGCTATTTGTATCCGAACGGGCGGACAGTTGATTGGTTCGGCTTGCGTTCTGGTGATGTTGGCTCGAGTAATCGCATCTACATGAAGTATTATGATAAAAGCCATGAAATACAAAAAAAACTTAATAAATTAAAGCGTAAGCAAAAAAAATTGGCTATTCAATCGAATGATGATTTTTTTACTAATGCGTATTTAGAAAGTCAAATAGCTTATTTAAATAAGCTTTTATATTTTACTCTTGAGAATAATGTTGTTCGTTTTGAGTTAGAATTAAAAGGTAAAAAGTTGGCCGATGACGGCTTGAAAAATTTGATTGATTGGAGTGAAGAAAAAATGATTATTCAATTAGAAAAATATTTACCACACATTAAAAGCGTAGTTCAATTTAATAATAAGATCGACTTATACAGTCAATTGATTGATGCAGGCGTTAAGCCCGCTTATGCTAGAACGGCGGCTTCTGCCGGTCAACATTGGCTTAATGGTCATGATTTGCATTTTAAAAATAGTAATTTTTTGACTCAAGCTACTTATTATCGAGTTAAAAAGAATTTGCTTTTTATTGGTTTTGATATTTCAGCGCCGTTAAACATCGTAAATTTTCCTCCGCAGATCAGCACCGTTAAACTCGATTCCCTTCCTGTTCCGGCTTGGTACAAGTTGCCGGCTTCGCTTGTTTCTGATTCTGATGATTTTCTAGACGTTGCATAAAAAAAAGGTCATATCACACAAATAATATGTGATATGACCTATTTTATTTTCCCCGCTTTTTAAGTCTTTGAATAAAAACATTTTTATTCTGGCTTGTTTTTTGCTTGTCTTTCTACGTAATCTTCAATTCTTCGTTTAAATCCGTTTTCTTTTTTGATGTCTCGTAAAACTAGCGCCCATAAATAACTCGACCGCGTTAGTTCAAGTTCTTGCGCTCGTTCGTCTAGCTGTTTGAGCTGTTCGTCTTGTATTGATAGTGTGATTTTTTTACGCATTTATCAATTTTCCTTGCTCCCATTTTTTTTATCAACTAAAATAAATTTGTCCGTACATGTGTCCATACATGTATTTTTAAAATTTGTTGATGGAGTTGATAGATGTTGATTGTTGATATAAAAAATACGCGTGTCGAAACGCGGCGTGGTGAAAAAAACGGCAAGGCTTGGGAAATGTCGAACCAAGTTGATTCTTTTTTGCATTTGGGCGAATTCGAAATAATTCGTTTTCCGATTTTGCTTGATTCTGCATCTAATCCCTATCCGCCTGGCGTTTATCAGTTTGACGTTGAAAAATTGGTTAAAGTGGGTCAGTACGGTTTAGAACTTGATCGTTTTGCGCCTCTTGGGTTAGTTCCTGTTCAAAATTCCCCTGTTTCTGAGTTATCCGCTGCTGTTTCTGAGTTACCCGTTGATTCAGTGACCAAACCGCTTTTTGCATCTGCTCGAGCTAATAAATAGTCATGCCTGCCGAAGATCTCGCTAATTTAAAATTATTGCTTGATACTTATTTTGTATTTGATGCTGAATTATTCGAGTCATTAACTGGTTATACCATTTCAGTTTTTATTTTAGGTTTGTCAATTGGGTTAATTGTTAAATTAATGGTTAACTCAAAACTTTAATCATGTCGGAAGTTTAAATTTATAGGGCATTTCATTATTTTAATTAAAAGGTTTTGTATGAAAAATTTAAAAAAAGTTGTTTTAGGTTCTGTTTTAGTTATGTCTGCCTCTGCCGCGTCTGCTGATGTTGGTACGGCAATTACTGCTGCATTTGATGCGGGCGAGGCTAATTTAGGTCTCGCTGCTACCGGTGTGATTGCTATGGTTGCAGTATTAACGGGTATTGGTTTAATTGTTTCTATGCTCCGCAAGTAG